AGATCTTCGTCGACTGATCCTGTGTGGCCCAGCCTGTTTTGTTTCGGGCTGGGCCACACTCCCATGTTACGAACGGAGAGAGTGATGGTGGAACGCTTCAGTGCCAGCGTGGCTGGCAGGCAGATGGTGTGTCACGCATCTGCCAACTTGGAACTGGCGATCCCAGGATGGGAGCCGCCGGTCGATGACCGTACGGCAGACACCGCTGCCAACAGGGGCAGCGACATGCACGAGCTGTTCGCCAAGATCATGGAGCTGCCGAACGCTGACATGCAGATGATGGCGAAGGCCATCGCCTATGTGGCAGAGCTGCGGGGTAACCGCAGGTTCAAGGTGTTGGTGGAACAGAGCATCAAGGCCACCTGGTTGGCCGGCGCACCGGACACGACAGTGGACCTGGTGCTGTACACGCAGGACGAGATCCATGTGCTCGACCTGAAGACAGGTCGGATCCGTGTGGATGTGGTGGGCAACGAGCAGCTGATGTACTACGCAGCCTGCTTCGCACCTCTTGCGCCGAAGGCCAAGGGTGTGACCATCCACATCGTGCAGCCGTGGGCTGACAACATGGACTGGGCGTGGGTCAGTACCACCGAGCTCGGCCAGTTCATGGACGAGGCTCGTGCTGCTGAGGCAGCGATCATCGCTGGCGACGTGACCTTCGGTCCGTCGGACCACTGCATGTTCTGCCCTGCCAACCCGCATGCGCGTGGGTTGAAGGGCACGCCGTGCTGTCCGGTGATGCTGCAGATTCTGTATCCGTTCCGAGTGGACGAGGATGAGATCCTCGGCCTGTGAAGGAGGCCAGCATGGCTGGACTGATTGGTCTCGACTTCGAGACGTATGGATCGGTGAGCCTGCCGAAGCACGGGCTCGCACGGTACGTGGCGGACCCGAACTTCCAGGCTCTGATCGGGAGCGTGGCATGTGAGGACAGCCGCGGCATCCTGCAGAAGGACACGTTCGACTTCACGTGCAACCGCAAGGTGAGCACGACCAGTCTGCGTGAGGCGATCGGTGATCGTCTGATCGTGGCGCACAACGCCGGCTTCGAGCAGGCGGTGCTGGACTGGCTGGGTCTGGACTACCCGTCGAGTCGGTTCATCGACTCGGCGGTGGTGGCCCGTGCTGCTGGTGCAGGTGGTGGCCTGGCTGCTGCTGCGCCGCAGCTGCTGGGTGTGGACAAGATGGCCAGTGGCATGGATGGCATCAAGCTGTTCTCGATGCCGGGTCTGTGCCAGGAGGCGAACGAGGATCTCGCGTTCGACCCGAAGATCGTCGAGCTCTACCCGGATCAGTGGACGGAGTTCATCGAGTACTGCGAGCTGGATGCGACGCTGTCGTTCCAGCTGGCGAAGCACTACATGGTGCGGCTGACCAAGGCTGAGACCGAGTACATGCAGATGACGATGGACATGAACCGTGCTGGTTGGACGGTCGACATCGAGTCGGTTGAGGAGATGCATCGCCGGTACCTGGAGAACCAGGACGCTGCACTGGCTGAGTTCCGTGCGACGTGTGCGTCGCCGGACCTGAACCTCAACAGCCTGAAGCAGATGAAGGAGTGGTGTGCTGACCGTGGCGTGAAGGCTACGTCGTTCGACGAGAAGCATGTTGCTGCGCTGCTCGGGAAGATCGAGGCGAAGCTGCAGTCTGCTGGGTCGTTGGACCCGGACAAGGCTGCGGGCTACGCCGAGGTGATGCACCTGCTGCAGACCAAGCAGGTGCTGGGTGGCAGCAGCTTGAAGAAGCTGCAGGTCATCCTCGACACGGCTGCCGATGGCAAGCTGATGGACCAGTACCTGCACTGTGGTGCAGGTCAGTCGCTGCGCACTACGGGACGCAGCGTCCAGATGCAGAACCTGAAGCGGCTCGCTGATCCTGCGGACATGAGCACACTGGCTGATCCTGCCTCGGAGTGGGACAACACGACGATGGCGCAGAACCTGCGCCAGGTGTTCACATCCAGCCACAAGGCTGGCCGGCTGATCGTCGGTGACTTCAGTTCGGTGGAGTCACGCGGTCTGGCATGGGCAGCGGGCGAGCAGTGGAAGCTGGACGGCTACCACTTGGGCTACGACATGTACAAGCAGGGCGCAGCCATGCAGTTCGGTGTCACCTATGAGCAGGTGACCAAGGAGCAGCGGCAGTTCGGCAAGGTGGGTGAGCTGAGCTGTGGCTACCAGGCTGGGCCTGATGCGGTGAAGGACTTCGCCGAGAAGATGGGTGTGATCCTGTCGGAGGCTGAGGCTACGAAGATCGTGTGGGACTGGCGTGATGCCAACCCTGCGATCGTTGCGTTCTGGGACAAGCTGGACCAGATGCTGAACGAGGTGGTGGACACCGGTCGGATGCAGGCGTTGTCGCTTGCTGACGGGTACAACCTGTACCTCGAGCCGGTCACCACACCGAAGTCGTTGCACGACCAGGTGGGTGTGACCGTGTCGTCCATCGAGATGCGGGTGCATCACCCTGTGGCAGGGACGCTGTTGAAGCGGTACTTCCACGGGTGCTACCGGCGTGGCCGGAACGTGGCGTACCACAAGCCGTCGGATCGTAAGACCGGCGACCTGTGGAAGAACCACTACGTGGATCCGAAGACCAAGCAGATCCGGTTCTTCGAGCTGTACGGCGGGAAGCTGGCCGGCATCCTGACGCAGTCGCTGTGCCGTGAGATCTTCATGCGTGCAGCGGTGGTCGTGGCGCAGTGGTGTGAGCAGAGCAACCAGCTTCAGCTGGTCGGTCAGTTCCATGACGAGCTGGTGGTGGACTGGGTGCCGACTGCGCAGATCAGTCCAGCCGGGGCGAAGAAGACGTTGAAGATACTGATGTCTGATGCTGCTCCGATGAAGTCGTTCCCGCTCGCGGCGGAGGTCCACTCGGACTACCGCTACATCAAGTGACAGACCAAGAGAGCCGTAGCCCGGCGGAACGGAGTGACGCCGGGCACGGCCCTCTTGGGAGAAAGGAACAAGCAAGATGAGTGTGACACATGTGGTCGGCATAGATCCAGGCCTGGTTCACACAGGCATGGTGAGCATGCTGTTCAACCTCGACAACCAGACGATCAACCTGCTGGACAGGGTGATCGACGGGCCGGATGCACGAGCAGTGCGGGCATCCATCCCGCTGCTCGGGCCGAAGCCGGTGAAGTTCATCGAGGGCTACCGCCCGAGGTCGAACTTCTACGGCGACAACAAGATGGTGCAGACCGTGGCCGAGATGGCACGGGAGATCAAGGCCACCGTCGTACCCAACATGGGTGCCAAGCAGATGGTGAGGCAGCCGTTGATGGAGCTGCTGGGTGTGTGGAAGTTCTCGACTGTCACACACCACCAGGACCTGCGTGCTGCTGCACGCATCGCTGTCTACGGCATGTTGAAGGACGACGAGCTGAACGACCTGATCGCCACCGTGGTACGTGACCACGTCGACGGTCATACGTGGAGGATCACGTAGAAAAAATTTCGCAACCACCAGAGAGGAACAGGCATGACAATGATCGAGCCTCGAGAAGAGGCAACGACGGAGATCGTCGCGGAGGTGATCGACGGTAGACGTGGAGTCTACGGTCAGCCGACCGAGACGTTCGCACGAGTGGCGCAGATCTGGTCCGGTATCACCGGCCACGAGATCAACGCGTGTGACGTGCCGCTGATGCTGATGGGCTACAAGATCCTGCGTACGCAGGTGTGCCCCACGTACAGCGACAACAGTGATGACATCGAGGGGTACCTTGCGATCTTCCGGGAGATCGTGGGTGAGGACATGGTCCACGCCCGGTCGGTGTCTGAGTACCTGGAGAAGCGATGACCGCGCTCGAGTTCTACATCGAGGAGCTGCGTGCAGCACTCGCTGACAACGACACGCGGAAGATCCGCCGGATAGCGCTCAGCGTGATCCACGCCTACGACGCGGAACAGGAGGAAGCAGATGAGCAGCGGCAGAGCGCAGACGATGCAGCTGGTGAAGGACCTGCGTAAGCAGGGGTTCGAGGTGGAGCGCACGGGGTCGGGTCACTGGAAGGTGACCCACCCTGCGCGGGGTGGGTGTGTGGTGATGGCGTTCAGCCCCAGCCATACCGGCCAGCACCTGACGCTGAAGCGTCTGAGGAAACTGGGGTACCGGCCATGACGGAGATCGAGGAGCCGACACCACCGTGGCTGACAGCGAAGATCGACCAGCGCGTGGCGCTGATGCTCGACACGCTGGGCCCGGCTGTGTCCGGGTTCGATGAGTACACCGTGGTGATGACTCCGTTGACCGAGCCGGAGGAGGACGCGACGCCGGCTGAGATCCAGCGGTGGGAGCGGGCCTGCGACAACTGCGGTAGGTACTGCCATGTGGGTGAGAACTTCTTCACCGGCCACCTGGTGCGGAACGTTGAAGGTCACCAGGTGATCTTCATGTTCGGTGCCTGCCCCGAGTGTGCGAGGAAGGGAAGGTCATGACCGAGACACTGGATGCGATCGCATCCCGGATCGGGTTGAGGTTCTTCGACTACCAGATCGAGGCACTCATCAACGCTGGGCAGCAGACCGGGCCGGCGCCCAGGCTGTGCCTGTACTACAAGACGGGTGCCGGCAAGACGTTGACTGCCCTCGCCGCGGTGAAGCGGTGGGGTCACAACGAGGTGGTGGTGATAGCGCCACCCTCGACACACAACGACTGGATGCTGCTCGGGTTCAAGCTGAAGGTCGTGGTCGAGTGCATGTCGCACGCGAAGTTCCGTGCCAAGAACGTCCGGCTGAGCCGGACGAAGGCGATCATCGCGGACGAGTTCCACCTGTTCGGTGGTCACCGTGGTCAGGGCTGGACCAAGCTGAAGCGGTTGGCTCAGGGGTTGGAGGCGCCGCTGGTGCTGGCGTCTGCGACGCCGAACTACAACGACGCGGAGCGGGTGTTCTGCATCCAGTCCATCCTGGACCCGATGTCAGTGAAGGGTGGGTACATCCAGTTCCTGTACGACAACTGTGAGCTCGAGGCGAACCCGTTCGGGCGGGAGCCGCTGGTGGTCGGGTTCATCCGGCACGCCAACGCAGCCGAGTACCTGGCTGCGTTGCCGCTGGTGGAGTACCTCGAGGACGACCTGGTCTACCAGATCGTCGATCACATGGTGCCGACGTACCCGCCGGACGAGCTGACGAGGTACGGGTTCAACCGGCGCAGGCACCGGATCATAGCGAGTGCGATCGAGGAGCGTCACACCCTGGCGTTCCAAGGGCTGGTGGGCCAGGATGGACGGATCCATCAGCACGTGCTCGACCATCTCGACACCATCGGGGCTGTTCGTCCGGTGCTGATCTTCTGTGCCCACGCCACTGTGGCGGAGGCTCTTGACCTGTCCCTCGCGGACGCTGGACTCAGGGTGGGTCTGGTCACCGGACAGACGCCGGCCAAGAAGAAGAGCGCAAGACTTGAAGCATTCAAGGATGGCGTGCTCGATGTGCTGGTAGGGACAGCGACCCTGGCCACCGGCACCGATGGGCTGGACAAGGTGTGTGACTGGCTGGTCATCTTCGATGACACGGACGATGACGCTCTGCGTCGTCAGCTGATCGGTCGGATCATGCCGCGTGGAATGGACGTGGACGCGAGCAGGAAGAACGTCCACCGCCTGGTACTGCAGTGACTTCCTCACCTCGGTGAACGGGGAGGGTTGGCCCGACCCTGGGTCAACACCGAGAGGGAGGAGACGCCTGTGTCTGATGACATCGAGCGTCGTGTCAAGCGACTGCTGGACCAGCTGGAACGTCCGAATCTCCCCGACCACGAGGTCGAGGCGATCAAGGAGAAGATCGAGTTCCTCCGGGGACTGCAGTC